CGTCACCCGCGCCTGTCCCTTGGATCTTGTCGATCCGCCCGGTGAGCTGCACCAGATCGTTGAGGTACAGGTTCACCGTCTGCCAGGGGCGGAACGTGTCCCGCAGTTTCCCTGGATTCGTCGTGTCCGTGACCGTGAAATCGAAGGCATCTGCCGGAGTGAAGTAGGCCTGCTGCAGTGACCACGACGTGATATTTTCGTACCTGGTTCCGCTGACTTCGGCAACGAAGCGCGTCTCCCTATCGGCCACGGTACACCAACACTGGCTCATTCGCAGGAACGAGCAGCACGCTTTGGAGCGACTGGTTGAGCTGGTGCAGCTCCTCGACCGTCATGCCGTAGGCGCTCGCGAATGCGAATTTTGCGATCTCGGTCGACTTGCGCACGACGTCGACCGGGCGCGGTGGAGTCGTCGCAGTCTCCTGCAGGGCGAGCGCGGACAGCTGGAGTCGGCGCACGGCCTGCCGAGTGGGTCCCAGCTTGGGGTCCTTCAACTTGTCGATCGTAGCCGTTGCTCGATCCATCTTCGCCGACAGGCTACCGAGCTTTCCGTTCACGTTCGCCTGGAACAGATCGACCTGGTCCCCGAAGGCCTGAAGGCTGTCGAACAGGTCGCGGTTGTTCTCGGGTGGCGGCTCCTGCTGCCAATCGATCTTGGTGACCTCGTCGTCAACGCGGCGCCCGAGCTTCACCAACCCACCCATCGCGGTGATCGGCATCTCCGCCGGGCGTTGTCCCGTCGACGTAGTCTCTGGCGCCTCGATGAATTGGACCTGAACCTGGACTCCGTACAGCTGCGACGTTGAAAGGGTCTCTGCGATCTGCACGCACTTCGCCGTTACGTATCCGTGGACCGGGTCGTACAGCTTCCCAGCCGTGCGGTCCTTGCACGCCGCCAAAAACTGCGGGTAGACCTCGGTGAAAAGCTTGTCCCAGCGAGCGGTTCGCAGCGTCTCATCGAAGAGCACGCGGTACGAAAATCCCGGGTTCTCGCGACCGAGCGAATGAATCAGCTGGTCGTCTTTGAGGATGATCCGATGCTTCGCCTGCTCGTGCGAGAACGAATACTCGCGCTCGCCGATGATCGGGAACTTGACGCCTCGCCATGACGCTGGCTGGAGCTTCGTGACGATGTCGTCGCTCATGATGCTGGCCTCGCGATCATGGGCTTGCCGCGAGATGGTTTCTCTCCGCTCTTGGCGGCCTTCGCCAACTCCTTGCCGGCGTCTTCGATGGCTTTTGCTGCGCGCAGCTGATACTCGGCGGCGTCACGGTTGAGCTTCGCGGTGATGCCAGCTGCTTCCGCTTCAAGAGCCTTCGCTTTGCTGAGATCCTCGGAGCTCGGAGCGTTGTGAACCTTGGTCAGGGACATTCCGATGCCTGAGCTCGTCGGAATCCACGAATCAGTACCTTCGCGTAGGCGCTTTGCCTCGGCCGCTGCCTTTTTGGCACGAGTGCCAAGGACCACACGGTCCTGCCAGTTGTCTATGCTTCCAGGGTTGGCTCGGAGACCAGCGTTCGCCTTGCTGACCGCGTTCTGCTCCTTGATGTCGGCACCGATCTCGGCTCGCTGCTTGTCCTCGAAGTAGGCAGCGACCAAATCGATTGCGGCTTTACCAGCCAAGAACGCAGCAGCAAGCGCGGTGGCCTGTCCAGCGACTTGCCCGAACGGACCCTTGAGCATGGTGGCGATGCCTGCGCTGGTGAGCTCATTGGCGATTCCAGCGCCCGCTGCCAAGCCCACCCCAGACCACGGGTTCGCGGCCATCCACGACACGAGCCCGGCTCCCTTCGAGGCCACGTCGGCCGCTACAGGTATCAGCCCTTCGAGCTTCGGTATCAGGGCCGTAACGGCAGGAACAAGCCTGGATCCGACCGCAGCATTGAACGCATCCGCAGCCTCTGCGATCTTGATATCCGGGTCCTCTAGACGCGACCTAAACCGCTTTGACAACGATTCCTCGGTCCCAGTTGCCCCTGTGAACCGCTGCCACTCGGCAGCAACAGCTGCCTCGCCAGAGCCCTTCTGCTTGCGCTCAGCGGTCGAGTAGATGCTCGCGAATCCTCGGATCCCGCGCATCCCATAGGCCCCGAAGATGTTCCCGAGCTTCGACTGGTCTCCCTTCGTGGCCCTCAAGATGTCGGCCACGATCACGTTCTGGTCCTTCTTGATCGTCTTTCCTGGGTCTGCCCAGATGTCGACGCCCATCCTCTTGAGGTCCTTCTCCTTCGTCACGATGTCGGAACCGAATCGCTCGACAGACGTGACTGCCTCGGCCGCAGACGGGGCGCCGCCCTTCGCTCTCGCGACCTGGGCCATGGCAATCGAGCGGATGATGGACGCCTGTCTGTCGGTCCCGAACTGACCGCCAACCGCTGCCAGCGCAGCCATTTCGGTGGCCATCTGCTTGATTTCTACGGCTCCAAGCTGACCTTGGGCGGCTGCGGAACGCAGAATGGCGTCGAGAGCTTCGAGGCGCTTGATTGGATCAGTGATCTCGTCCTTGATCGCGTTGAACGCATTGCCGGACGCGGCAGCGAGTTCGTCGATTGATGTGCCGGTGGCCAGCGCAAGCTGCGAGAATCTCTGCAGCTGCGATAGCCCAAGGTCTAGATCACCTGTGACCGTCTGCCACTCCTCGAGTGCGCCAAGAGCCTGGGTTCCGGTTGCCCCGGATATGCCCCTGACCTTCGATTGGATCTCCCCTTTGCGCTCAGGAGCGTTGGCTTGGTTCGCCAGAGCAGACGCCCGCTTGGTGACGTCGATCTCGCTCATTACGGAGCCAGCCGCTGCCACTCCGCCCAGCAAACCAACCGATGCTGCCCCCATCCCCACCAGATTCCTGACGCCCCCAACTGCCCCCCTGGCGACGTTTCCCCAACGTTCCTGGCTCTCCTGCTTCCATTTCTTGCGGAGCTCGCCTTGCCGCGCCACGAGGCGCCGCTGCATATCCGCGGCCTGTTCATCCTGACGTTTCTTGGCCAGGAATGCCCGCGTGCGCTCGCGCTCCTCCCGCTTGATCTCGCGGATCCTGGCGTTGCCGGCGCGCTGAGCGGAGCGGATGGACGCACGCTCCTCTTCAGAGATGACCATTCGCGCAGTTCTGCCAGCAGCCACAGATGTCCCGGCTCCTGCCGCTGCGCCAACCCTGCGCGATATGGTCTTGGTACCAAGTGCGGAAGCCGAGTTGATGCGCCTCTGCAACGTCAGGAAATCGCCATAGACGCCTGCCAGCTGGCGTCTGACCTTCGACGTGTCAATGGCAATCTCGTACTGGAGGCGCATGGTTTCTTAGAGTTTCTCGGCCAGTTCAGCGGCTTCCAATGGATCCAACTGCCTGTCTGTCGGAAAGCTCACGGCGTCGTCGGCTGAACGCATCGCAGGAAGCGTTGTAAACGAGCCAGTGCCACCACTCGACTTCGACGGGTCGGACTCGCCAGAATCGGGCGAGGTCGAAGACGTCGGCTCGGTAGGGTGGAGGGTCTTTGCCAAGCGCTGCGCACAGAGCAGCAGAAGCGGAGCCAATAGACTCGAGTCCACGCGCGATAAAAAACTTGGACCCATCAGCTCATCGCCGATTTGGCGAATCCAGTCGTCGAGGTTGTCGCCTGCGAGAAGCGTCATGCAGCTGAACTTCTGCTTGATGACCTCGTAGGCGTTGATGATTTGAGCGACCTCGCTGTTCACGAGGTTCTCGCGCACCTGCTGACCGCTGGTGAACACCCGGTGGAATGTCGAGGTACCGTCGGGTCGATCGTAGGGCTCATCCGCAACCAGGCATCGCGCAACGAGCTCGTGTGCCTGCGCCTCGCGGTAGATGTCCAGGTAACCCTGCAGTTCCCCGAGGTCCCTCGCATACTTCTGCGCCGCAAGAAGCACCTCTGCCTCTTCGAATCCACGAAGCAGAGCAACGCGAAACCGGAATTCCTTTGGGGGCTCGCCGGGGCGAGACTTCACCAAAACGAAAGCCTCGGACGGTGCCGGGAACTTCAAAAGTCCCGACACCAGTTCCGAGGCAGCTGTGGTAGATTGCTGATTCATCGTGCCTCCTCGATGTCTCAGCGCCTATCAGCGCGGCTTGGAGAACGATCCCTTGAAGGTCGCGGTGAGTTCTCCGGCCTGATTCACGGACTGTGAACCTCCGCTCGTCATGAATTGCCCCGAAGAGATGAGCGACTTGCCGTTCCCGATCGGGATCTGCACGTCATGCGTGGTCGAATCGGAGCACCACTCGAAGATGTTGATCTCGGGACCAGTCGTGAACCACGACCATGTGCCGCTGAGTTCGAACGATCCGGCGCCCTTCAGCACCGCGAAATCTCCGTTCATCGTGGGAATTTCGATCTTCCCGCCGTCGCAAGTGAATTGGATGTTCGACAGCTCCACCTGAAGCAGACCATCGATGAGGCACGGGACCAGAAAGCCTTGTTTTGCAGCCATTTGTCAGCCTCAACCGGGGGTTGTTTCCGAGAGCAAGTAGGAGCACTGGTGCTTGAGATCCACGACACGCCCGCTGACCCCGACCTGGAGCCTGCTGTTGTTCAGTGGATCGATCTGGTCTTGCAGCGAGTCGAGCCACTCGTCTTCTCCCTGGAACTTCCCGGAAGCGACGAACTCCCCGATGATTCCAGCGACCCAACTCTTGTGGCGGCTCGGGGTTAGTGTCTTCTTCGGGATCTTCTGGTTCTCGTTGATGGTCCCGTCCGCGTTGTATTCGTCGTCCCGGAGCTTGAAATTCGGGAAAGTAAGCTGGTCCCGCAGAACCAGCGTGTCCGCGAACTCGTCCATGACGCTGATTCGATGCGGCTCCGTCGCCCTGAAGTCGTTGAGCAGCCCGGTCGAGTCCTTTGATCGAGTCGTCACTGACATCACGATGTAGGAGCGCGACTGGTTGCTCGCGATCGGGACGATACCGTCAACGATGGCGTCCTCGGTGTCGGTCCCGTCGGGCCAATCCGCCTGCGAAGCCGCTGGCTTGATCGGCCAATTCGGTGGCGAGTACCCGTCGAGCCCGCACGCGGTGTCCGTGGACTCCTCGAGTTGATGAGCCGCCAGAAGCGCTGCCGCCAACTGCGCCGGGCAATGGTCGCTGTTGAGCTGCCAAGCAACCTGGAAGCGCTCGGTATTCTGCGCGATGGCGATGGTTGCGAGCGCGGACAGCGCCCCGACATACCCAGCGAACCCGCGGCATCGAAGACCAGGATTCGGCATCGACTTGGTCACGACGTGCGAGCGCAGTGTCGCAATGTCCGCGGACACGGGAGATGTCCCAGCCATGTAGTAATAGCGAGACGCTGTGATCCCTGCGAGTGCCGCGGTGAGGTTCGCGTTCTCGGTGACTGCGCCATCCGCACCGTTTCCGAGCGTCGCAGTGTTGACAGCGACGCTGACACCCTTCCCGGGAGTGACGCTGACAACGCGGACTCGGTAGATTCCGTTCTGCGATGCCCCTGCTACCTTCGATAGGTTCGTTACCGTTCCGGCGGTGTTGCTGGAGGTGAACGGGAGGTGTGTCTTCGCGTTTGCCTTGGCCTCGATTTCCTCGCCGATCGAATCAGCCGTTGAATCTACAGAGAACCCGATGTCAACGAGCTCCTCGCACAATGCCAGAGTGATCGTCCCAGAGTCGGTAGGGTTCGTTCCCGCTACGGTAACGGTGATCTCATTGCTGGCCGCTGTTGCGCCAACCCCGGAGCTCTCATCGTACAGCAGGACGGATACCTTGCTCTTCTTGTTGAGCTTCAGGTGGGTCCTGAGTGCCCGATGCGTTGGGATACCTGGCCCAGCAAGCGAGATAACGTCGCCTTCGGTCTTGATCGGGTAGACGACGCCAACCGTGCCGGTTCCAGCTGATCCCTTCGGGCCTACGTACAGCGCCTCACGCTCGCCAGCGCCGGCGGTAGAAGGCCCCTGGCCCATGAGGATTTGCGCCGCGGTGAACGGCGAGCGGTACTCCGAGGGGTACCCAACGATCGCTAGTCCGGACATCAGACGTCACCCTTCTTTCGCGGATGCACGTAGGCTTCCGGCTGTGGTTGTTCGGTAGCGGGCTCTGGCCTGTGCTCAACCCACTCGCCGTGTGGCGCTCGGACCACTTGCGTGAATTTGATGCCCAGCGACTGAGCGGTCTGCTCGTCTGCGGGCCACACCGGGGGATCATCTGGGGTCTGCCTGCAGCGCCGGATCACCAGGGTTCCCAGCGGCGAATCGTGCTCGCAGTCCGTGGTCTTGGAGTCCGAAGGAAGCTCGATTACCGCTCCGGATCCGATCCCACTACTGCGCCCAGAGCGCCCAACAGCGCGCAGCATGGTGCCGCGAGCCTTTGCCCCTGGATGGCGCAATACATGGCCCTCCCGAGCGTAAAATCTCAGCTTCATATCGACCTCGTTGTGAGTCAGAACCGTTTTGCGAGCAGCGCCATGCGACGCCTAAGGAAGTCTTCCTCGACGCGACCGGCGGAGAACCAAGCTCGATACATGAACTTGTAAGGCTTATTTCCAGGGTGATTCACGGAGCGTCCGACGAACCAGAGCCCCAACTTGGGCCACCAGAACATCAGGTAGGGAACGCGACGTGCCACGATCTTGTGAGGCCTTGCGCCAGTGTCGATCGGGTCAGCATACTTCGCGGTGTTGTCGATGCGCAGCAGGCGCCCACTGGTCAGTCGACGAATCGTGGTCTTGGTTGACGCCTGAAGATGGCCAGTTTGGCGCTTGAATGCGTTGTATTTGTTGACGTGATCCTTCGCATGAACCCCGGCGGTTTCCGCGCCCTCCTGCGCCATCTTCTCGTTTTCGGCGAGCAAGTAGGCGTGGCGTCTTCGTAGCTCGTCCAGGTTGAGAAGCTTGAGGGTGATCACGTTGGCGGGTCGTGCTCGGTGTAGGCGCCGGAGAAGTCCTCGACCACGCCTACGCCTTCGCCGATCAGGTCATGGGTGAGATCCTCGCCGAGGTAGGGCGCGTCGTTGACGCCTGAGGTGTCCTCGAAGGATTCGGTCACGCTGAACGTGAGCCGGCAAGAATGGTAGACCGCTGGGTCCTGCGAGAATTGGGCCTTCCCGTAGGTAAATCCCGTCAGCGCGATCGAAAGGAAGTTCGCGCAATCAGTACCGGGCCCGAGCACAAGCAGCGCCTGCGCTGGATGCGTCGGGTCTAGGGCGTAAGCCGTGTGTCCCTTGGCTGCCGCGACGGCGTGCCCAATGGCTACCGCTCCCCGGAACACGTCCTGAAGTTTGCGCTCTGTCCCGGCGCTCCACGGAGCCACGATGTACTCGACGATCAGGTTCTGCTTGACGACACTCTGATCGAGCCCGGTTTGCTCGACGGTGCCTTCTCCAGCTCGGTAGCAGCACAGCAACGGGAACTCGAGCCCCGCCTGGCGCATGAGCTCCGGGCTAGGCTCGCCGGGATGGGTGGTCTTGACCGGGGTGATGGCGAGCTCGCCCTGAGGCGTGCCAGCCACCGCGGAGCCCCAGCGATCCGCAAGCTCGTAGTTCAGCGCGGCCGCCATGAGCGCGAGCATGATGTCGCGACCCGCGTCGAAGTCCGCAAGGGTCGTGTCGCCCGTGTCAGCGAGGGGGAACGAAAGCGCCCCTACGCTACATGAGAGCGCCATCAGTCCAGGCCCTCGACAGGCTGGAGCCGCAGCATGTAGCGGAAGTTCTGCACGCCTGGCTCTCCGACGCGGGCGAAGAGCTTCCCGAGCTCGCCGAATTCGTCGCCCGAGATGCGATAGAATAGCTCCCGGACTCCGCCCTTGCACTCGGGGACCAGGGTTGAGTAGGTGACGCCTCCCGTCTCGAGTCCGTCGGCGTAGGACGGGGTAAATGGGCCGACCTCGTAGGTCGTAGCCCCGAGACCGTTGACCGCGAGTTCCTCGCCCGTGAGTGCCCGCACCTTCGGCGGGTATCCTGCTTCGAGGAGCTCGGTCTCGATATCGAAGCTGCCGCCGTCTCCGATGTGCTCGCCCGCCCACTCGCGGACCACAGTGTGGACATGGAAGCGGCGAAGACCCAGCGAGCCTGGGACCGCTCGCGCTGTGTGCACCACGTGGCGCCAGTCATGGAGTGCCATCAGCCTAGCGGGATCTCCCCGCCGCCCTGGAAACCGCGACCCATCCAGCGGTCACCCTGGTACCCGAGACCGCCGAAGACGTCACCGACAATCGGGACGCCAAGCATGATCGAAAGCCTGCTCGCGTACATGCGGCAGTTTCGTCGCGCGTTCTCGATCGCCTTGTCGTCGATTGACGTCGAAGACGATGTTGAGGTCTGGTAGAACTCGGCCTCGTCGACCTTCTTGATCCCGCCGGTTGCAGTCCCGGAGGCGACGGATGTCACCGCGGTTTGCAGCGAAGCCTCGGCCGTCACTAGCGACGCCAGAATCAGCTCGATTTGAGCCTGCGTCGCTGGTCTGTCCCCAACAACAGTCATGGCAGATTCGAGCCTGTGGTTGTGGTCACGGAACAGATCCGTGAACCCCAGGTAGAATCGAATCTGGACTCGTTGGGCTTCGGTAAATGCCATGGCTTACCGGCGCTGGAATGGCTTCTGGACCTGCTTCTGCTGCTGACCAGGGTGCTGCGATGGGGTCGCCTTCGAAGGCTCCCGCTCGGAAGCGACCGGAGGCGCCGGCGCCTTCTGCTCGAGTTCGACGATGGTCGCGTTCAGGTCGGCAATTTGCGCCTTGAACGCTGCGCCGTCCCGCTCAGAGGCTTCAGCCCGCATGGTCGCCACGGTGAGTTCCTTGGCAAGCTTCGCAACCGACTCTCGCGCCTTGAAGGATTCTCCCTTCTCGCGTTCGATCTGGGCGGAGTCGACGGCCGCTTGCGCCTCGAGTTCTCGGACACGGTCACGCAGTAGACGGATCTCGTCGTTGCGCGCCGCGTCCTTGGCGGCATCGGACACGGCGACCGCCTTCCGCTCGGGTGCCATGGGGGCATTGCCGAGCGGAAGACCCATCTTGCGCACCAGATCCACGAGATGCTCCGGGATGTCGACGGTGCCCCAAGGCTCGCAGGTGAACTGGTTCCCGCCCACGTCCCATGACAGGGCATTCTTGGTCTGGTTGTGCTTGATCATGCGCCGATGATCCGAATCATGCGCCCTTGCGGAGCGCCTTCGATGTGGTCGTCGTACTCTTCCTTCAGCTCATTCACGAGCGTAACGAGGGTTGCCTCGGTGGTCGCCGTGGCCGCGCTGATGGTGTTCGTGCTGTCGTTATTCGCGTGCACGTTCGACGCCGAAAGGTGCGCCGTGTAGGACGTGCGGATCGCCTCTGCCAGCGTGATTGCGGTGGCCAACGTGGTAGCGTCTGCCGTGGCGATCGCTGCGCTGACCGCGGTGGCGTGAGCCAACGTGTCCGCGTAGTGAACGTTCAGCTTCCGCTTCACCTCGTTTACAAGCACGATCGCGGTTGCTGTGTTCGTGCAGTCGTCGCCCTCAACAAGGGCAGCTTCGCGCGTCGGGTTCCGGTAGTCGGTACTCGTCATGCGCGATGTAACGTCATAGTGAAAGTTGCTGGACACGTCCAAGGCGACGTACTCGTTCCACGCCGCAACCAGCGCGTAAACGATCTCGGCCGGGATGTCCCTTACATCGTATGCCATGTGTGCTCCTGGTGGAGAAGCGCCGGCCGTAGCCAGCGCCGTCCAATTACGTGACCGCGAGCACGTGCTTGCGAACACCGCACGCACAGGGCTTCCGGACCCGAAGATTCAGGTAGGTCTTTGCGGAGTAGCACTTGCTATCCCCGGTCTTCCCGAGCGCCTCGATCACGGCCATCAGCGGGACAGGTCCGAATCCGTCATTCGCGGTCAGGGCGACACCTGGCGTGAAACCGAACCCAGCCAGCTGTGGCTGTTGCTGAATCACAAGACCAGTGTGCCTCGTGTTGACGTAGTAGAGCGTCCCGGCGGTGGCGTCCTTGTCCTGGACCCACGGGATCCCCTCCACCACCAGCGCCTCGAACCCTGCGCTCAGCTGGATCTTGCCCCTGGCCGTATTGATGACGTCGGTACGGTTCATGAGCTGAGTGCGCGAGTCGAACATCCCCAGCATGGAGTTGAAAACCCCAGGTGACACGAGACCAAGATCCGGATACTCACCAGAGTTGGTGTAGATCGAAGAAGCATCCTTACGGATCTGTTGCTGCGTGATCGCGGTGTCCGATCCGGGATCGAAGACGTATGGATCCCAGTAGGACGAGGTGGCGCGGTTGATCGTCGCGTAGGCGTTGCCAGTCGTACCGATCGCGGTGTCCAGTCCAGTGATCTGGGCGGGGGAAGCAGAACCATTCCCATCGAAAATGTGCTGATTCACCAGCGACGCGAGCGCAGCCAATGAGTCGGTAATGTTTTCCACGAGGAGCTGGACGTTACCCTGCGGACTATCCGAAGTGGCCGCCGAAGACTCCGCCAAGCCAGTGATGGAAGAGTTGCCGCGCATCTGCGCCCAAGACAACACTGCGTCAGCTTGCGCGTTCGATGCGGTGTTGTCTACATCAGCTCCCTCTGCATACGCTTCCGCGTTTGCGCCGGAGGACTTCACGACCCACGCGATGTTTGGACCACGGCCCATGACGATCGGAAGTGTACGGAGCGCCGTACATCGCAGGTTGATCTGGCTGACTATCTCAGGACCATACGTGGTTGCCAGCTCAATCAGAGCCAGTGTCTGATTTACAATTGCCATATTTTTTCTCCGGCGGGAGTGTCAGTGTCAGGACTGGAACAGGTCGTCGAGCGACATGCCTTTGCTCCCCAGACTGTCCTGGAGTGCGGATAGCTTATCGCCGCCTTGTGAGGAGCCGACTCTTGGTGTTCGGCGTGCCCCGTTCCTTCCGTTCTCCAAGTCCCCGCCAGGCGCTGGGAGAAACGGTTTGATGTGTTCGCTCTCGAGAAAAAACGGAATCGCTTCCGCGAGAGGCAGGTCTTCGTCGGTCAGTGGCGCTCCCTTGTAGGGCGCGCGCTTGACGGTGAGGGTTGGGTTTCCGGCTGCGTCAAGCCTCAGGAAACGCTGCGAGAAGTAGTCGACCACGACGTCGAGGACGTCTGGCTTCACCTTTGGGGCGAGATGTCCTCGGAACGCATTCCTCGCCGAATCGTTGCGCGACTTCTGTTCGATCTCGGTGCGCTGCTGCTCGGCAGCGGCCCGCGCCTTCTGCTCGAGTTCGAGCTTCTCCTGAAGCGTTGTGAGCTGCTTCTGAAGTTCCTTCGTCGAGATCTGACCTCGGGTTCCTGGTGCTCCTTCATCGCCCTGCCCAGAGTCGCCGCCTTGCGGTTGCTTCGGGATCAGTGCAGCGATGCGGTCTTCTAGCTTCAGCCCACCGATCGCTTCTGCGATGGCAGGACCAAGCATCCGCCTCATTTGGGACGTGACCGCGGAATTGACGATTGCTCCGACGGCCTCTTCGGTGAGCGCTTTCTGGGCCGCTCCGCCTCCGCCGCCTTCTGCTCCGTTTTCCCCGGCCTCTTCGCGCAGCTGTGCGCCGCGTCCGATGTTCAAAAACGCCATGTGGATGCTCCTCGCTCCCTGCATCAGTGGGAGTGCACAGATAACGAGCTGTGTTCTCGTGCGGCTTTTTCGGGTGCCGTCCCGCGCCCGTCAGTGCGACGGGTTAGTCGATGTAGACGGTCACGTCGGTACCCATGGGTGTCGTGCGTGCCGCGCTGGTGAGCAGTCGCGTTGGCGCGATTGGCTCGATCGTGTTGGCGACGGATGCGAACGAGTCGACTGGAGACTCCGAGCTCTCACCGTACTGGGCATGGATCTGGCCGTTGGCGGCGAGCTTCACGGCCGCGAAGCGCTCCTCGTAGGCAGGAGTGCAGATGTTACCGACGCCAATCGAGATCGTGCCGTCTTCGTCAGCCTGCGCCGGAACCACGATAGTCGGCGGCGCGTCGAATGCCTGGGTTCCCCTCAGTGTCTCGTTTCCATCGGCGCTGGTTGGGGTCAGCGACTCGGTCACCGCGACACCATTGCGTACCCCGGTGATGACGATGGGGTCGACCTCGAAGGCGCCCACGGTATTCGACAGCGTGACCGTTATGGTCCGCGGAAGCTTGAGCCAGACCCCGCTCGACTGCGCATCGCCGTCGTAGTCTGCTGCCAGGTACGTGGTAGCCGTGAGCGCGGTGGCAGCTGCGGACAGGACTCCGTCGACGTCGTCTAGTTCTGTGGCCAGGAAGGTGACGGTGCGACGTGCTGACCCGGAGGATAGACTCATGATACGACCTCAGAACCCGGTGACGGGGTAGACCTTCTCAAAAGAGACCCAGCGCCCGCCAGCTTCGACCTGCGCGAAGGGGTGCTGCTCGACGAAACGCTGAACACTCGTGATTTCAACGGTTTCAGGGTTCGCCTCGGGTCTCGTTTTGACTGTGATTTTCATCGTGATAGCGTTCGTGGATGGCAACCCAGGTCAATCAAGCCACATCGGAAGCTCTCCGCGCTCTCGCTGACAGGGTCCGCTCTGGAACGGTTTCGAAAGCGTTGTTCAACCTGCTATTCGGTGGCATCGCGCGTTCAAGCGGGAGGCCTTTCGCGGATGCTACGGCTACCCTGAACGAGTTCCTCGGTGAGGACGTCGCGCTGCTTTCGAAGCTCCAGTGAGAGCCTAGAAGGTGCGCTCGTAAGACATCAGCGACTTGACCAGTTTTGCTCGTGCCTTCGCGTCATTCGGCGCAACGCCAGCGGCGAATTCCTTCGCCATCTTGAGTGGAGACTCCGCAATCGTAGCGCCGTCGCGCCGAGTGTACTGAGCAGCCCGGTCGAATAGCTTGATCGCCTCGTTCTTGCGGACCCCGGTGGCGCTGCTGATCATGTCCACCAGGTCGTCTCCGATGATTCGATACGGGTGGGTGGATTGGATCCACGTCATGCCCATCGATTTCCCAGCGAGGTATTCGGTGGTGCTTTCCTCGATTGCTGACCCGGCCTTGAGTGTGAACCTATTCCCGTCAACGACCATATCGTAGGCGCTGCGAGCAATCGAAGAGCACCCGTGGAGCTCCTCGTGGATCATCACCTTCAGCTGGTCTGAATTCCCAGACCGAAGCCCGCCGAGGAATTCCTTGGCGTTGTTGTCGTGGCACAGGATCGTCCCATCCCAGTCGTGACCAGCGGAGTAGGTGTCTGGAATACCCTTCGACGTGAACCTGACCTTACCGAAGTTCTCGCGGCCGTGCCGCGTCTCCCAAGACTTGATTCCAGTCGTGCGCTCCAAGTGCCGCCGCGTCGATTCTCGGATGGTTTTCCCGTCGTCGCTGAGCTTCAGCACACCGTTCTTGGTTTCCGTGATTGTCGACTTGTAGCTGATCTTGAGCGAAGTGAGCGACTCGCGGCGCTCCTCCATGGTCAGAGTCGGCTTCGGCTTCCACTTCTTGTCGATGACGACTCTGCCAGCCGCCGACTTTGGACCAGCCTTTGCGGCCTCTGCGCGAGCGTTGCGCTTTGCAGCAGCTTCGGCGCGCTTCCCCGCGGCCACCGCCTTCTTCTGCTCCGCCGCCAGCCGCTTCGCGTCCGCTGCCTCTTGCTTAGCCTTGGCGGCATCGGCGCGCTTGGCCGCGGCTTGCGCTCGCTTCTCTGCCGCGGCTGCCTGTTTCGCTTGGGCTGCGGTCGCCCTGGTTTCCGATGCTGCCAGCTTCTCCTCGGCGGTCTTGCGCACCGCGGCTCGCGCTGTCTTCTTCTCGATCTGCTCGAGCTCGACCAGCCATCGATTCCCGTCGCGGACAGGGGCCCCAATGGTGCGGAACTTCGAAGCCCCGGACATGAGGACTTCTTTTTCGGTTTGGATTCCGAGATCCTCGATCGCTAGGCCGCGACCGTTACGAATACGGAAGACGATCCCAACGGAACCCTCCCCGGCTTTGGCGAACTTGTCGGCTGCTACAGATCGGCTTGTGGAAGTGCTGGTAGTGCTCCCGAGCCAGTCCAGCTCTTTGGAGCGGAGTATCTTGGCTGCCGTCTCGTCGTCAACGACGATGCCTCGCCACAGCTCACCGCGGAACTGGACGTTATCCTTGATTGCTGATTCGAGTTTCTTTCCAGCCTTCGAAAGGTCGTTCCAGAATTCCTTGTCTATCGAGGCGAGTCGCTCGAACTCGGCCGACTGAGCACGACGGATGGCGCTGTAGGAGTTGCCGGTGAAGTTGCTAATCACCGTGCGTTGAGATTGGTCGAGGATCCTGGCCTTGATCGCTTCGTCCACCGTGCCAACCTCGGACACCGAAGCGCGAACCCTGGCAGCTGCCTCTATCCGCGAGCGACGCTCAGCGATTCCGCGCAGCTCAGTCTTGTAAGCTGAGACGGAGTCCCACTTATCCGGCTTTCCTGCGGCTGTTCTGGCCTCGGCTGATGCCAGCCGATTTGCCGCTGCATCTCTCTCGGCGTCGAGGATCTTGAGCTGCACCTGGACGGGCTTGTCAACCTTCGGATACTTGACCCTGGTTGACTTGCTGGCTTTCGCTTGCGCCTTCTGGATCTTCGCGGCTTCCTTCGCCGCCTTTGCTTCGGCGGCTAGCTTGCGCTTCTCCTCGGTCGCTAGCCTCTTGGCTGCAGCGAGCTCCGCCTTTGCTTTGGCCACCGCTTCTCGCTTGGCAGCAACCTCTGGATTTACCTTGCGCGGTGCGCGCGGCTTGGTGGTTTTCGCAGCCGTAGGCTTCGCGGGTGACGCTGGGATCGGGGCTGGTTTCCCTGTTGGCTTGCTGCTTGACCGTTCCGGGTACGCTGTCGCATCCGCGTAGGCCATCGCTTCATCGTGCGAGATGATCGAATCAGTGCATCGGCACTTCGAATGGAGCGGGGTGCGCGGGCTGATGCCTACTCGCGCAGGCGCGATTCGCCCGTCTAGACGCTCGCACCGTCCGCAGACATTCCGGTCCCCGGCGGTTTCCCGACGCAGCCAAAGCTCGTCCTGGACGTTCTTCGGGAGCCTATCAATGACCTCGTCGCGGGCTCGATTGTAGGCCTCGGCCGCTTCGGATGCGGCTACTCCTTCGAGGTTGAGACCGAGCTTACCACCCTGCCCGAGTTCCTCCGCCAACATTCGGTTCACGATGCCGTGAGCTCCGCGGGCTGCCGAGGTTTCGGCTAGGACTGAAAGCTTGCCCCAAACCCGACCGAAGGATGGCCCGGTTCCAGCCCCAAACCCTACCGCTTCGAGCTGCTGATTCGTGCGAAGGAAGCTCGCCTGTGCGGCCGCCTTCCACCCGGTGAGTATCGACGCATTGGCGCCACGGAGCAGAACGTCGGCGCGCTCAATTGGGTCGCTGATTCGGGTTGTCTTCTTCTGCCAACTCCTCAGCATCAGCAGAAGCATTGTCTCCGCTTCGACGATCTTCTTCAGATCCTCCTTGCGTTCCTGCTCCAACTCTTCTGGCGATCTCGAGGAGTTCTGCGTCTCCATCCTCCTCGTTCTCAACGCCATCTTGGATCTCGTCTCGGATCGTCTGCTTACTGGTGCTGTCGAGTCCCGGGAGTAGCGCGTTTGCTACTCGGCACTTGGCCTCGACCATGAATGTGGAGCTCGGGATCCCGATGCCGATCGCCTCTTTGAGCAGGGTGACGAGGACGTCGGGTGACAGTGTCTCGAACCTATCGAGGCCCTCTACCATCCACTCGTGCTGCTCGCCGCGCGCCTTGCTCAGCAGGTTCAGCGCGCGCTTCAGGCGGTCGCGAACCTTATTGGCGTAGGTCCTCAGGATTACCTGAATGGCCTCCGCGTCTACAATCTTGGACTCGGCGCTGCGCCCGATGGCGGCGCTGTTGTTGTCGACACCCAGTGACATTTGGGTCACCAGACGGAAAATCTCGTCCTTCTGGTTCCGGACTTCCTCGGTCACAGCGATGAAGTGCTGCGAAGGCGGGGCAATCCACTCGATCTTTTCGTTGACCCGAAGCTTCAGGAAGTACCCGGCCCCCATCTTCCCTGGATTGAACCCTTCCGGGTCCTCCAGGTGAAGCACTGGCATCGCGTAGGCGGTGCGCTTCATGCTCCAGTTGTTGGCCGCGCTCAACCGGAAGTGCTCGGTTTGTGGCATCGCCACACGGTTGGCGATCCACATTCCGTCCTCGACATCGAGCTCAACGAGTGGCACTTCGCCCATCCCGTGCTCGACCTCGAAAATGGGCTCCAGGTTGGTGTCTTCGTTCGGCGACTCTCGGAGCTTGGTGGCTACCTCGAAGCGACGAAGGCGCTGCCGGTCCACCACGGTCCACGTTGTGACCTTGGTGTCCCTGGTGTCCTCGGGCTCCTCGCGGAGCGTGTCCTCCTCGCGGATGATCGCCCAGAGCAGGTTTCCTCGGCGGTCCTTTCCCCAGTCGATCACCTGATCGCGCTTGATGACCCGGAGCTTGACGTCGCTAGCGCCAGAGCGTTCAGCGTCGAGTTTAGTGGCTGATTTCCCGTAGTTCTCTGGGAAATCAAGCATCCAGAACGACTTGCGCTTGACGCACGCCTCGACGAGGCAGGTACGAAGGAAGTCCGAAAGGTCTGCTCCGCACCCGTCAACGTCATCAGCGAAAGCTTGCACCCACTCAGGGGCCTCGACCTCGGCCTTCTCAGGGCCAAGCGTCGGTTTGTAGATGACCGGCACGCTGAACAGGAGCGCCGAGAAGTAGTCGACGATCGTCCCGAGGTAGCTACGAAACGACGCTTCCTTCTGGCGCTTCAGGTAGGTCTCGTGCGGCTCCTGCGGGTTCTGCAGAAGGAAACGATGGATACGCTCAGTGAAGTGGTGACCCGACTTGTAGAGGGCATCGTAGTCGAGCCACAACTCCCCGTCGTACTCGGGGTTTTTCTGGTTGAGCGTGCGGATGAGCATGGTTTTCGATCAGAGAAGGCCGAGCGATTCGGTGCCCATTCCGCCGTCTGAAGTGGTCGTGAGGTAGCGGAAGCCACCGCTGACCGCGTCAACCTGGTCGTCGTGTGCCTTCGATGGGAAGGCCTCGAGCTCGTAGTTGAAAGCGTCGTTCCATGCGCCGGAAACGCGAGTCACGTTGTGGTGTTCGGCCTGAACAGAGAACGGTGAGAACCGAGAGACCTTGTCCCCAGACTCAACCCTTGAGCTGATTTTCCACCCGGAGAAGGCTCGCACCATACGTTGCGCCTGGTCTTTGCCGGCTTGCCCCGGGTCCTGGCTCAGCCCGATGGTGACGTTTCTCCCGTCAGCCTTTGCGCACGCCAACATCTTCTCTTCAACGACTGCCGGGGTCGACCGGAACCGCTGGATATCGACAATCCAGTAGTGGGCACCCTTGCGAGCCATGAGGACGCCAGCTGTCCAGTCTGGGTCGGTGGACTTCTCTGACCTCTCCGTCGCCGCCCGGTCCCATTGGCGCACGAACCGCGCGTCCTTCGGGACCTCATCGCGGCGACAGCTGTCGAGCCAGTCGCGCTTGAAGTACTTGCCGGCAGCCCGAACCGCTTCCCAGTCTCCGTCCATGAGCCTGGCTCGCTGGACCGCGTCCTGCTGCAGTAGCTGGAGCTCGTAGTCGGGGCTGAGTTGGGGGGTGTCCCTTCTGCCAGATCGAATGAACTGCCTGGATAGACACCCAGGCGTCCCCTTCGGAACGTACTCCTCGCCACCGTCACGGTTCGGCTTGAACCAAAGAACCTCACCGCTCGCAGCGACTGGACCGCCGCTGTCCAGGTACTCCCTGGAGCGGTCTACCCATGGAGCCCAACGATCCTTGACCCAACAGATGTCTGGGTTCGTCCCGCTTCGAACACGTATCGGGATGCCGTGCGAGGAACGGAGCCGGCTGAGAATGTATCGGTACTGACTGCTTTCGAAGTGAGTTAGCTCATCGAACGCCGCGTACTGATACTCTACGGTTTGATGGGCGAACACGCTGTCGGCGTGCTGCAGAGATTTGAGCCAGACTTTTGCTCCAGATGGGAACCGCCAGACGTGGTCCGATCCGTTGTAGACCCCACCAAGTGCCGGGTAGTATTCCCTCGTGCGCTCAATGAGCGAAGCCTCGAGCTCTGGATAGGTACGGCGGAATAGAACCCCGCGGAAATGCTTCAGGCCAATCCAGCGCAGCGGAGCAAACAGCAGAGCGTCGGTCTTGCCTCCACCGGCTTCTCCGCCGTACATGACCTCATAGGATGAGGAAGCCAGAAACTCAGTCTGGGGGCCTGGATTCGGCATCCACAGAACCGTTTGGCCCTGCTTCGTCCGTCTCGTCTTCGGCATCCTCTACCTGCTCTGGTGGCAGGACGATCACGCCGAGCCCGAGCGGGCCGCCGTCCTTGCCGGTCATCTCGACACTGGCGTTGCGGTGCTCGCGCCAATTGGGGTCGCGGCGCTCCAGGTACCAGGCGGCAGCTTTCCAATCCTTGCCAGCAGCCAGTCTGATCTCATCGATCATCTTGGTGCGAGCGTCAGTCTCAGCCTCCAGAACGTCTGCGGCGAAGCTCGCGTAGAACTCCTCAGCGTCCTCAGCCTCGCCCCTGGACATCCAGTTACGAAGCGTCCGGGACGTGATGCGGGCGATTGCGGAGGCGTCCTCGCGCGTGTTCCCGCGGCGTAGCGCCTCGACGATCGTCGCGTGCACCTGAGGGGTTAACGCCGTCTTTCTTCCGTTTTCGGCCATTCATCCTACCGCGCGCGACCCGGAAAGTGTCGGCTCGGCTCCTCCATCTTCCTAACCATCCGTTCAGTTGATTCCGTCCCAGGGCTGGCCATCATGTGGCCATGCACATTGCTGCCAAGGTTTTGCTCATCGTCTCTGGGTTGATTGCCGTCTCGTCCGTTGCTGTCGTCGCGGCTGTCCGTCATGCCGAGGCGAATCCCGATGTGGAGTTCTTTGGGAAGCGGAAGACGTCGTGGGCTTCGAGCGCTCAGAATCAGCAAGCCGACGTGGAGCGATTCGAGCCTCTTCCGTCGGAGCCACAGAATTGGGTGTTTCGCAGCAGCGCCGAATCCTTCGAGATCGGGACGACTTACGAGCACGTGGTCGAGGTCGCGAACTGGCCCGGCGAAGAGGTCTCGCTCATGCAGATGAACGGCTCAACCTACCGCGTCGTCAAGTGGCTGAACCCGGACCGCTCAGCACTTGTCTGCACGTTCCAGGACGGGAAGCTCACCGGTAAGCATCAGATCATGCTCCCCTAGCTGGACCGCATGTGCTTTCCGTCTCCGTGCTTCGCGTGCAGCCGGTGCTCCAGGATGGTCGCCTTAAGCCGTCGGTTTTCCTCGGCTCTGGCGTACCTGGATGCTCTGCGTTCGGCG